TCTCCTAAATAAATATCCCCTGAGAATTTACCATTGTTAGCCTCAATAGAACCATCTTTTAATATCTTAAAGTTTCCATTAGCTGTTACTGTACCTTCTAATAATATTTGCCCAGGCCTTAAATTTATTTTAGATATAAGATTTTGAGTAGATGTAGCATCAGTCAACTTTCCGTCGACACTTAATTCAATCTCACTAGCACTCTTTTGTATTTTACTAGATAAATCTAATTGAGTCGCAAATATATCTGTAAATTCATTTCTTATAGCATAAGACATCTCCATAGATACATCATTGTATGGAGGACAACTTAGAATACAATCCCCGAAATATAAAGGTATAACTAATACACCACACTCAATTACTTGCTCATTTTGAAGTACATATTGTTCTCCGTATTCATTTAAACCAACACGTCTAGTCAGATATGTTTGGCCAACATTATTTAACTCAAATTCGTCATATACATCTCCAACCTTACCCAAATAATCAAAAGGTAATCTTATTCGTTCTTGATGTTGTTCGTTATTTAATGTGTATGTTACTGTTATATGAGGATATGTTGACGGATATAAAGATGAACTAGGATATTGTCTATTATGTGGAAATGTTGGTATCATTTCACCAGTCAGATGTAATGTCTGTAGTGGACCTTCGGCACAATTTTCTAACAATACTTGATGTTCACCGGATGCTGACCTCATCAAATCTATAAATCTCTCTGACTTTATGTCTAACTTCCAAGTGTTGTCAGTTGAATCTAGATAGTATTTTATGTAATTCTCTCCATCACCTATTAATAACTGTCCATCAGCTCCTAAGAACATTCCGCTAACGCTAGAATTAATAGAGTTCTTAGCTCCTGAGTAGATAGAATTTGCAGTTATATGGAAACCACCAATAGTAGCTCCAAAAGCGACTAAATCGCTAACATTAACTCTGTCTGCGGTTATTGATTTAGCAGTTATTACACTACCGTTTAAACTATTATATTGTGTTTGTTCAGATGTTGTAGTTTCTCCGTTCGTATTTAGTTTATAATACAAACCATTATTACCTTTTATAACTAACTTATCTGCAACAATGGTATTACCTTCTATTAAATCACCTTTTATAGTAACACCAACTAATTCACCTGTTATATGACCTTCTTGTACTACTAAATCATCAATTATACCGGAATCTGCAAATATCTTTTCAACTGCTGCTGTTCCAATATTAGCAAAATCTATTTGTGCATAGTCAGCATCTAATGAAGTAGTTTTCAAATTATTAATAACAGCAGAACTTAAACCAGTAAGAACACCATCTTGAATTGTGAAACCAGTATTTAATATTCTAATGCTTGAATCAAATGTTTGTATACTTGTTCCGTGTGCACTTATAGTATTTCCCTGAGCGGTCACAGTATTGTTTAAAGATGTTATATCATTGTTCATGCTAGTTATACTGTTGCCCTGGGATGTGACTGTGTCATTCAACGATGATATTTGGCTTCCTTGAGAAGATAAGCTGCTGTTTATGGTGGTTATATCAGAATTTATTGACTGAATGTAAGTATCATGAGCTTGAATCTTATTATTTTGTGCATCAATAACATTTCCAAATGAATTAATAGTATCATTCTGTTGCTGAATAGAATTATTCATTTGAATAATCGAGTTTCCTTGTTGAGTTATAACGTTGTCTAACTGTGAAATAGTATTGCCATTTTGATCAACAATATTCGCCAATTCAGTAACAGTAGCTGTTCTAGCCATTGGAGATGAAATATTATCAGTTACAGTTGCAGTATGATCCTTTATTAATACTTTTACACGTTCACTGTCTTTAATTTCAACAGTTGTGGAAACAGGAGTTAATATATCTGATCCATCTAGTTGAACGTAACTAGTGTTATCTATGATTTTAACAGTTCCGTTAACTGTTGATTCGTTTTTCTTTTCTTTAGGAACAGCTAATTTTGCAAATTGCTGAACCAAAGATTTAGATAATGCCATGAAATATTCCTCCTATCTCCATAAGTTTTTAGTAAAAGTGGCGGTAGTGCTGACTGTGCACCCAGTACCACATTTTATAGATTGTGAAATTATTTTTGCTTTAACATTGTTTAATTCTGCTTTTTTATAGTTAAGCCTTACACAGTCCCCAAGTCTTAATGGATAATAACCATGTGAAAAATTAATAGTATATTCAACAGAAGATAATGATGACAATAATTGTTCTGCGTATTCATCTACTTGCTGTTTGGTTGGCAACCCGTGAAGGTCAGGGTCTGTCACTCTATGAGTTATAACTCTGCCTCTGCTTTGTATAGATGTAGGACTATTAGGATCTTCATTCTTAACAATAGATGTATATATTTCATTATTAACAGTGCATACAACTTCTACAACATTTGGTATTCCATATATATCGTGTTTTAAAGAAACTTCTGGTAACAATATAGAACTATTATCATCATTGAAAGTATACACCGGTTGCAATGTTTCAAATTTTTGTATAGGCGAAAATAAAATCTGACCCAATTCGTCTAAATCAAATTTATATTTAGCCTGAGCTATCAAATCTGAAACATAGTCAATATAATGATCTTCAGTATTAGCCACAAAATTTTCGGTTAATACTTTGTCAGAACTTGTCTGTACAACCGGTGCTCTACAATTAGTTCTTGTTATTTGATAAGCATTTTCCATTATGTTTTCATTTTTTAATAATGTATAACCTAATGGAACTGGATTCTCTTTTAATTCCATTAGTGGAGAATATGCAGTCATCGAAACATTCTTTACCTTGCCATCGAAGTTTGATGATGGTGTTTGCACCAAATATGTTCCGAGTGGTATTTTCTCTGTAACTTCTCCTTGTGTCGCTATTAAATATACTCTAATATAACATTCACCAAGAGTATCTATTATTTCAATATCAGCTGTTTCTAAAGTGCTTGAATCACTATCTTTATTTATATTGGTTGATGTTATTCCTTCTAATAGCCTTTTGTCTTTCCATGTATTCGGATCTACTTCATAATATTCAAATCGTTGAGACATGCTCTCAGACCAATTTATCATATTATATACCTCCTTCGACTCTTGTTACACTAATCGTTATAGGTATTATTAAACTGTCGTAGTTTATGTTATAATTTACATTTACGTTAGCCCAATATCCAGTACCGGATGGCTCTCTTACATAAACATCTCCGGTCCATTTTGATAGACGCCTTATGGCATATAAAGTTTCTTTGTCATATTTAGGAATAGCTGTGGTCCAGTTAGATGTTACTCCTAATTGAGTTCCATAATAACTTACTGGATGAGATCTTCCTACATACTCTATAAGTGTTGTATCTTTGCTATTACTATCACTTATAGTTATATTATAAGGCAATCTTAGTAAAGAACCTGACCATGGTTTCTCTACAGCAGATTCATCCCCTTCGTCGAAGTTCACCCATTTTTCGGCCCATTGAATTATTATAGCATACTCACCAAATTTAACAGGTTCGATATCAGAATAAGACATAGCACCCGTCGCAGTTTCTTTAGCAACTACTCTATATCTAGCATAATCCAATGTAGGATGTGGATCTGTTATATATAAATCTTCTTGATTATTTATATCTTTGGCTATCTCAGTAAAACTTCCATCATAATTTATTCGATAAACAGACATTAAACAATCTGTTACTAATTCTTCTGTTATACCAGAACCAGTATTGCTAAACTCATAGCATAATGGATTTATAGTGGCTTCATATGTTTCTGTATTTAAATTTATATTAGCTCTAACGTCATAATATTTCTCATCAAAGAATACATTAAATGATTTTTCACTAGTTCCATTTAATCCAGAGTTCATAGCCACAGTACATCTAATAGTATACGAAACACCTGATTGTAAATCAATATTTCCTGGAGTGAATTCTAAAGCAAAACGCCAAGCATTTGATGAACTTGGATCATACGTTCTGGCATATACTATATCACCAGGATTTATAACTTTTTGGTTCCCAACATTATCTAGTGCTGTGTACCCTTCATTTGCTACCACTTCTGTATAAAAACTTATTGGTGTTTGTGCAGGAGGTGTTGCTAGTACTGACAAATAAAAAGGGAAACTAGAAACTTCATCAATTGATTCATCATTGTTATTTTTTAAATCAATTGAAACTTCAGGTTGAGCATAAAAGTTTATTTCTCGTTCAGTAGAATATTCACTATATTCACTTGTAACACCTGCAGTTTGGACTTTCCATTTTATCTTAAATCCTTGTTGTAGGAATGTCCATTCAGGGTCAGTACTATTAATTGTATAAGAACTTGTTCGGTTGACAGATTCATTTTCTACAACTTGATGCCTTATTACTTTCTCAATAGTCATAGGAACAGATGTAGGGTCTGTTGTGTCTATTGCTTCCATATGCAATCTAGCAGTTGTCTCGACTGAGCCATCTGTAGAATTATGTGTCCAATATAAATTTATATTATTCCCAATAATAACAGAAGTTGTAGTGGTCCATGTTGTAGGTGCAGATGGACGAGTCCCAACATTTGTAGACCTTATTTCTGTCCATTTTGATCTACCTTTACTATTCGTTGCGCATACTCTGAAAAAATATTCATGACCTAATTCAATATCTGTTAATAACGCATGTTCTCCTGTTTGTTTATCTACAGTTGCTGAAGAAACATTGGATCCTGTGTCAAAGTATATAGGATTTGTTGTGTATTCTATTGTATAACTTTCAGCAGTCTCAACTGGTGACCATTCTATATAAACTCCATATGTACGATTACCTTGTTCTACGATAACTTTAGATTCAAGTGTCGTTATTTCTTCTGGTGCTACAGGAACTGATTTCTCAGAAGATGTAAAATTAGTCCATCCACCATATATATTATCTCTTATAGCTCTGCATCTTAATCTGTAAGTATGACCTGGATCAACATCGCAAGTGTATGATAATGTTAATGTAGTAAAATTAATTGGGACTATAGCAGATTTAAATTTAGTTGTATCGTCTTGATATATTGCTATTTCAATTTCTTTACCATTTATATTAGAATCTATATTATCCATCGTAACTGTTAATTTGTTGTTTTCATCTATATCAAAATTAGGATCTGGCGGTAATAAAGGTGGATTATTTCTAAAATCATATTCTAAATATGACCACACTGTGTTCGGTAAGACATTACCATTTTGGTCCACCGGTATTATACTGAATCTTCCTACATTCCAACCTTCTGTTGAATCAAAAGTAAAAGTGGCTGCCGGGTTTTGGTTTATAGTCGAATAATTTTGGTTTTGTTCTTTAAGCCATAAATGGCCGGCATTATCCCATTGCTCCCATCTGTACCAAAAGTGATTTGCACCACTATATGACCAAATAGCTTCCATCGTTCTATCAGAACCGGCTTGCAATTTAAACCAATCTATTCTAACTTTTGTAGGGGATGGTGCAGGAGGAGAGACATAAGGATTGCCTCCACCTCCAGTACCAGGAGTTATTCCAGGAAGAGTTAACCATTGACCTGGGTAAATTAAAGCAGTGCTTTGAGATACACCATTAGCATCTGCTATTTCACGCCATCTATATGGATTGTTATATACAGATTTAGCTATATTCCATAAACAATCGCCACGATAGACATGCCATTTTCCATTTTCTAATCCCATTTTTTATACTCTCCCTTCAATTTCTATAGCTTTTATTAAATCTCCAACTGCATTAGCAATAGGAGTGTCATCATTATATGATATTCCGTTCAAGTTATAAGTATTGCCAGGTGTTTGTTCAATTAAGCTATCTTTTAATTTATCAATAGCGTTGACTACATCACCATTAGTAACCGCATTTTGATTGCGTATTTTCAGTCCGGAGCTTATAGCATTTATATTAGCTCCAATTCCGACATTAGTACTATCTAATATAGTTCCTATTCTTCCTGCACCAGATTCAATGTTACTTAAGTCTAATACAGGAGTTATTGTAGGCTGTTCACCAATATCTTCGCTTATTATATCAGTTATTGAACTTAGGGCACTACTCATTCCACTTCTAGCGGTTTCACCAACGTCATTAGAAGCTTTATAAACATTTCTTGTATAATCTAATATACCGTTTACAAATCCTAAATCAAAGAATTTACCCATTTCGTAAGTCAACTTAGATGGTGATTTTTCTTTAGTTGCTTTCTTTAGAGCTGCTGCTGAACTCTTACCTAAAGCTGTAGCAGCATTGGTTGCTAGATATTGATTATCTTCTATACCTTTAACAAAGCCTTTAACAAAGTTTTCCCCGATTTTAATTGTTGTTTTTTTCTTAACTTTGCTTTTCAATCCATCAACGGCACATTGCCCTAAAGCAGTGGCAGCAGTTGTAAGAGTTGTGCCATAGTTTTGATTTTTAAAACTGTCTATGAAACCTTTTATACTATTATTTCCTAAATCTCTTAGAGCTTTAGAGAAACTTCCTATTGACTTAAGGTCTATATCTTTAAATGTTGATGCAAACGTCACCATAGCATTCATATTATCTACAACAGCTTGAATAGATGTAGATTCGACTTCTGATATAGTGGATATAAACTTAGACATACCATTACCCATTGCTTCTAGATACGCAGTTATAGCTAAAGAATCTTTAATATTTATTTTACTTAATTCCTTTATTAATTTTACTATGCTACTAACCATTTCAGATGAGGTTGTTAATATGTCAGTATCACCCGCTACTAATTTCATACTAGCTATAAATCCAGAAATACCTAACCCCAATAAAGGTAATTTTGATGCAAAAGTTGAAAGATCATTTTCACCAACTAATTTACCAAGTAAACCACCTGAATTTGGTATCTCTTTTGCCACAGTAGCCAATTTCTTTATTGCACTGCAAGCGGCATCCACTGAGCCAGAACTTTCTTTAGTTATACCATTGTCTATTAGTGTCTTTATAAAGCCAGCTATTCCTTTTCCTAACACTGGCATTTTGGCACCAAATTTTTGTATATCATTTTCACCAACTAATTTACCAAGTAATCCTCCTTCATTAGGTATTTCATCTGCTGTTTTTGCTATTTTCTTTAATGCATTGCATGCAACCTTGACTGTTTCTAAACTATCCTTAGTGAATGATCCAATGTTTAATTCATTGACAAATGCTACTAAACCAGTAGCTAATACTCCAAATTGCAATGCAAATTTATCGGCATCATTGTTACCGACTAGTTTTCCAAGTAAACCACCTGTATTAGGTATAGTTGCAGCTGCTTCTGATATTATTTTTAGTGCGTCAGCGGCTATTTTAACATTATCAACATTTTTAATTTTCTTAGTTTTATCAGCAAATTTGCCTAAACCATCCCCTAATGTACTTAAACTTTCACCAAATTTTGAAAAATTCTTTTTACCTAAAAATGGGATTGAATCTAACAATTTAGAAGCTGTTAGAGATAATATTGCATTTGACAAGTTCTTTATTGATTTAGCTACTTCAGGTCTAATCATTGAAGCACCTAATATAAATGGTGTTAATGATATCATAAACGCTGATAGTTCTTTACCGAAACTCACAAGATTAAATTTACCAGACAATATTGTTGCTATTTTTGTGATAAACTCTGAAGCTGCTATTAATAATATAGAACCGGTTAAAGAACCAATTCTACCAAGAAGCCCATCATCTATTAATTTAGATCCAACAAAGAATGGTGTCAATGCCATCATAAATCCAGATAAAGCGTTACCTAAAGCTGGCAATAATGTAAGCATTTGTTTACCAAATCCAGCTACTATAGCTCCTACAAATGAGCCTATACCATTTCCTATAGCTACTAATATAGGTATTCCTGACTCTATAAATTTAGCAGCATCTGGAACTTTCTCATTTAAAGTAGCAAATAGTGCTAGCACAACTGTAAAGGCACCTATTAATGCTATAAGTGCGCCTATACCGACTAAAGATGCTGGACCAGCTAACCCTATAACACTTAACACACCTAATACAACGGTTAATGCTAATAGCATTTCAGCTAATGATTTTACCATAACAATAGTTTGGTCAGGATTCAAATCTGACAGCAATACTAACAATCCGCCAATTAATGCCAAAATTCCAACCATTCCAGCTAATGCTATTAATCCTGTAGGAATAGATTCTTTTCCAAATTTTCCGATTAACGTTACTGCTGCTAATGCCCCTGCAATAGTTACTAGTAATAAAGATAAACCAGCAGCTGACGATAAAACACTTTCAGGATCCATTTTAGCTAATTGAAGTATTATAAATGTGATAGCACCAAGTGTAGCTATTAATACAACTGCAACAGCAGCAAATGATAATAGCTGTTTCTTATCGAATGATTGCATGCTTTTCATTAATAAAGCTAAACTTCCCATGATAGCTACTATGGCAGCAGTTGCTGCAGCAAGTGATTGTGGTTTTATAAAACTTAATGCAACTACAAAACCTAGTAATACTGACATAGCTATTAGTAAACCTTTAACAGCGTTAGCAGCGTCTTTTGATTTTTCGGTAGCTTTTATAAGTCCTGCAAACACCAAACCTATAACCGCTATTACCGCAGTTCCCTTTATCAAACTCTTTGTATCCATAGCAGATAGCATAAATATAACACCAGTTAACACTAGTAATGCACCAGACACTGCTAATAATAATAATCCAGCTTTTGCTACATTATTACCAGCGAAATGTGTTATACCAACTAGCAATGTAAATATTATACCAATGCCAGCCATAACAGCAATGCCCTTTTTAATTCCTTCTTCAGGTATTGTGGCTAGTATTTTCATAGAAATAACGATAGCACCTAGAGTTAAACCGAACGATAATATTAGAGCTGCCGCTTTTGCTGCATTTTGTCCAGCGAAATGGGACACTGCTATTATAGCAGATATTATTGCGGTCAAACCCATGACAACTAACATGCCTCTTGCTACATCTCTAGGTTTTAACATTGATGCTATCTTTATTATACCTATTAATGCCAATAATGAAAGAGATAATGATCCAATAAGTACTGCAACTTTAGCTGAGTTTTCTCCTGAAAATTTAGATATTGCTATAAATGCCACAAATATTCCGGTAGCTAATCCTAAAGCAGCAACTGATTGTTTAACTTCATCAGCGGATATTTTAGCAGCTAATTTTATTACTAGCAACATTAATAATAACGATGAAGCTATTTTCTTTAAATATTTACTAACACCCTCTAAATCTGAACCATTTAACTTTAATAATTTAGTAAGGCCACCAACAGATATCATTAATAAAGAAAATGCAACTATAACTGCTCCAAGACCATAAAGTGCATTAATAAGTCCATAAGTATCTATAGCTGATAATTTCTTTAATGCAACAGCCATTCCTAATAGTGCTAATGACATTCCCATTACAGGACCTATATTAAGTGTTGCTTTTTTAGCAGTAGCGTCGACTCCGCCTTTTATAACTCCAGCACCATTTGCTAGCTTATCCATTATTAAGAAAAGTGCCACTAATGCTGCGAACATTATACCACAAACAATAGCTGCTGATTTCAAACGATCTGGCTCTATCTTAGCAATTATATACATTGACGCAGCTATCATAAGCATACTCATTGCAATACCCTTTATCAATGATGTTTTAGCGTTCATCTTTTTAGCAGCACCAAGATCGGCTGAGAAACTTTTCATTGCTGCACCAGCAGAATCCATCATTTTTCCAAAAGATTTTAGTGGGGATATAACATCACCAAGTGTTTTTGTTATATTGTTTACCGTGTCATTCATTTGCTTAATTATATATATAATTCCGCCACCTAAACCTACCGCAAATAATTTCTTGTAATCGATAGCTTTTAGAACATCAGCAATGCCTTTGAAACCGTTAATTACAGCTTCTCTAATCGATGTCCCAAAATTTAATATATTTCCTAGAACATCTCCTTCTATATTCTTCAATGGTCCTGCTTGTGAGGCTATACCTAATATCAATCCAAGCATTATATACTTACCGATTTTGAAGAACTCTTTTGAAGGTGATGCTATCTTTAATACCTTCTTAAATGCTCCTAACATGTTTGTTCCAAGGTTAGTCATGTAATCTACTATTTTTACACTTCCACCTCTTAGACCATTTAACAATCCGTTGATTATATACATAGGTACATTATCGACTTTCTTAAGTCCATTTATCCAACTATTTAATCCACCGAATAGATTACCTAAAACTTTTCGTATAGTTCCATCAGAACTAACTAGTTGATTTGCAAAGTTAGCTATTCCTAATTTTAAATCTTCTAGTAGCTTTTTGACATTTTCTAGTATTTTTTGTGCTAATTCGTTAGTTGATACAAATTCTTTAACTCTAGTGACTGCTTCAACAATACCTTTTGCTATTAAATTTATTAATTTATCAAATTTTATATTTTCCTTAACCCATTTTCTAGCAGCTGTAACTGCATTATAAATGGATATAGAAAAATTATTCATATCAAATGATATTAAACCCAATGGTTTTGTAATTAATTCTAGACCTTTAGCGAAACCTTGAAACGCTATTGAAAGTACTCTGTGAATGACGTCTGCTACTAAACCTATTATACTAAATAGCGCTCTAAAAACATTATAGAGTTTGTAAGCTCTTGATTCAGTATTAGATACTTCACCTAAATAATCTTTGAGTGCTCTGGTTAATCTATGAAAACCGGTAAGAACATTGAATATAGCATTACCAGCATCTTTTGGAGGAAATACTTCTAACCAAGCTTTACCTATTGCCTTAAAAATTGTTATTATACTATTTCCAATATTACCGAAAGATTGAAACAATAGCCAACGTCCATTTATTTCATCCATGTTATCTATAAGCTCTCTAACTGGTAAGCCTACTCTCTTAGATAACTTTAATACTTCATTTATAGCATTTTTCTGTTTATCTGACAATCTATTATATTCATTTAAATATTTTAATTCTTCGTCATTTAATTCTTTTCCCTCTAATTGTTTTTTATGAGCATTAGCTAAATTAACAATATATTCTTTAGTATTATTATTTAATTCTTCTGTTGATTGGGCAATTTCTTCAACGGATTCAGTATACTGTGTTTCTCTTCTTAAACTTACTCCTAAACGTTCATTTACTAAGTTTTGTGCATGTGCCCAATCATAGCCAGCTTCTGCTAAAGCGTCCCATCTAGCTTGTCCATTACCCCATATACCACTTATTATTTCATCAACAAGATTAGCATAATCAGCAACTGTTTTTACAGCATCTTTAAGTCCTTCAGTAGATTCTTTTACAGAAGAAAATGCTTCCGACATTACACTAAATGTTTTAGTAAATGTTTTTCCTAAAAAACTATTTAAGAAATTATTTCTAATTTTTGCTATATTGGATATAACATCGCCTAATGCATTACTTACTCCTGTCCATAATTTTTTAGCCTGGTTAAAATCACCGAATATTATTTGAAAAGATTGTGCCCAACCAGATTGAACAGCTTCTTTTAAAGTATCTATTAACATTGAAAAAGTCTTAACATCTTGTGCAGCTGCTATTGCTCTTTGACCTAGAGTGGTTGTTTCATCTGAATATTTTTTTAAAGTTTTAATTAATACATCAGATGTCATCCATTGGTCTTGCAATGAGTCGTTAAAATTTGATATTGCATTTAGTGTTTTTCCTTCTAATGTTTCATACATTCCGTCACCAATATCAGTAAGTGTGCCCATTTCAACAGCGGTCTGTATCAATTGATCTTTGAAATCTTTAGTAGCCATATTAGCATTTTCGATAGATTTCCAGTCAATTAATTTTACATAACCAGCCGATAAAGCCTGAGCAAAATTGTACATTGCTCTTGACGCTTCATTTGCATTTGCCCCAGATAAAGCAGCTTCATTACTAACACCTCGAATAGCATCAACAGCGTCTTCAAGTTTAACACCCATATTTGTGAATTTTCCAATATTAGATGTCATATCCTGGAATGAATAAATTGTTTTATCTGAATATTCGTTTAATTTTTCTAAATACTCATTGACTACTTCTAGACTCTCTCCTGTACCAGCCATAATTGTCTGGATAGATCCCATTTTAAGCTCGTATTCTTCAAACCCTGATTTCTTAGGATCTATTATTAATTGTTTTCCCAAATTTAATCCAAAATCCATGACTGAGTTTGTTATTCGTCTCATTGTTTGATCTGCTATGGAATATAATGCGTTAAATTGTACTCCTACTTCTTGTATACCTTTTGTTAGTGGATTAAAATTAACACTACTAGCAGATTTGGATAGCTCATTTAAACCTTTTGACATTCCTGAGAAATTTAAACTAGACTTTAATTTATCTATAGTAGATAATGATGTTTTTACATTTTTTTCAAAATTTCGATTGTCGAAACTCATTTCGACGACTCTTTGGTCTATTGTTTTACTCATATAAATCTCTCCTCTTCATTATTGTCGTTTTGTATTAATTATATAATCCCACGAATCGTCCGCTATTTTTTCAAAAATTGGTTTAATAGCCGGGTTTATATAATCAATACCTTCTACCCAACCACCATTTCTGGTAGCATGACCATATTGTAATATTATGGCTATCGGTATTCCTTTATTTATGTTGGAATTCAAAAAGTATATTGTTATCAATCCATTATTTTGTGTTATTTCATATGACCATGACTTTGATGTTAGACCAGTGTCTTTTGGGGTTGCCTTTTCTAAAGCTCTTATTCCTTCTTCACAATAATTCTTTATAGTTTTCATATTAATAACATTCGATGCTCTTTTAAAGAAATTATCTAATTTACTAAAGTCACCTCTTTGTTTGAATTGTATCATATGATTATCCTTTCGAATTAAGTTTCTTTCTTCTAGCCGCATTAAGCGCTGCATATTTATTTACTATATCACCTCTACTCATTTTCTTAGATGGAGTATTCTTTATTTGGCATACTCTTATTAATGTTATTAATCTATTGAGATGCCATTTCTGATACTCAGGTGGTATATTATAAGTTATCATCCAATAATATATAAGTTCACTAGTTATATATTCATTAGATTTAGACGTCGGTTTCTCTGAAAAAGTAGTTGCAGTCATCGGATCATTTATATATTCTATTATTTTGTCCATTTCGTCAGGTGATATATACTTATATATGTTAGGATTAACGTTTTGGGTTATTGTCATACATCTAATGTAATCTAAAGCTTCCTCTGAATCGCCTTTTAACTGTTCTTTAATAAAAGACCTATGCCATTTTGATTCCCATTTTGATAGAGACACAAGAGAATGCTCTAACTGTATTTCACACTCTGGAACTTGTATAAATTCCATTTTCTCTTCGTCCCAAAGTTCTTTTTTAGAAATTTTTAGTTTAAGCATCCTCACATCTCCTCATTTTTATTTTTCTTTATTGTCAGTTTTTGGAACTTCTATTCCAAGTTCTTTAGCTTTTTCTTTAACAGCTGAATCTGATAAATCTACACCTTTAGGCATTATACCTTTCATGAATTCAGCAGCAGCATTGTCATCTGTAGCTAACTCCATATACAATTGTGAGAAAGCCTCAGTTTGTGCAAATCTATTAGCTAGATTGATTCCGTCATCTGTAACTTTGATGAATCTTTTACCGTCATCACTTTTCTCACCATATGATTCAAGAATTATTTTCTTAAATAAATTAATAATAGTAGGAAGATCTTGAGCTTTTATTATTTTCATAATATGTTCTTCAAGACCTCCTTCCATTCCTAATTCCATTTGAAATAATTCAGCTTTTGTTAGATTGAAATAGAAATCCTCGTTTCTTTCAACTCCATTATAATCTTCATATTTAATTGTTTTTTTTAACATATTTATTCTCCTCTCCTACTAAAAAATCTTATCCTGAAACAACACCGATTAATGTAGCAACTTCATCTGGTAATGGTAATCTTGGTTCTGTAGCAGAGTCGCCATCAGTACCATATAGAATATTTTCTAAAGCTTGTAATTTTTCTTTTAATGCAGTTGTGTTAAAATCTCTAGAATCAATTTCTACAGTAGCAGTTGGTTTAGATCCAGTTACATTTACTGGTGTAGTACTTATTTCCCAAGATAATGTCATTGCTTCTGGGCTATCATTGATAGTAGCATATGATTTCTCACTTGGAGCTGCTTTACATCCGTAAACTAAGTGAATTTTGTATCCAGCTTCAGGATCAACATCACTACCAACTTTAGTTTTATAACTAAATCCAAAAGGCATACGAGCCTGTTGTCCAATTGTAACTCCTGTTGCTATAGATTTTTCACCGTTACAAGCTTTGAATTCATCTGGATACATATAAGCCTCAATTGTAGCATTATAAGTCTCGTTTGATAATAGGTTCAAATATTCTCTGTTGTCAGCCCATAATTTAGTAGCTTCTGCTCCTTCTGGTGATTGATTAACATTTGTTAAACCATTCCATGCAACACCTGTTTGATAAGCACCGTCGCTATATGGATAAAGAACACCTGCTTCTACACCTGTTTCGTAAAATTTTTCACCTGTTTGATCCCATACAAGTTTTCCCATAAAGTATAATTCCTCCTTAATAATATAATGTTATTACATCGTGATTTAAATTATCAGATGTATAATGTCTATCATAAGATGATAGCGGTAGACTTAACAATCTGTCTATAATTTCATTGTCAGGCAATTTATCGATATATGTTATTGAATATCTTTTTTTATTAAAATATTGTGTATTATCGGCGTATGTTAAGTCTATATCATCTTTTGTATATCTTATACATGGATATACCATTTTTAAGTTTTCTGGAGGTTGATAATAAACATGCTCATTACCTAAGAATCCTATAAGTATTTCATGCAATTCCAAACGTCTATTCATTATATAAACCTCCTAATGATAATGTAATTCTAGGGAACTGAACTTCGGCATTTTCAACTTTCCATTTAGTTCCCATAAAAGTTACATAATAAATTTTTTGGAAATTCTGGCTAGCATATGGATCTGCTATTATACTTAAAGAATTTGAAATAGTTATATTATCATTAGTTGACTCCGAATTTATATATCTTTTCATATTTCTTGTCATCTCACCATAATAAGGCCTCTCGACAACTTCCTCTGTCCACACACCTGGTGTAACTTCTTTAGTTTCTATAAAACCTATCATTCCATGATACTTTGCCATTTTGAATTTCTCCTTCTATTTAAAATATTTTTATCCTGATATCTCGTCTGAATTATCGTCAGTTTCCTCAAGTGCTATAGCTGAGAATGGATGTACTAAAGCTCCAGATAGACGAGTTTCCATTAAATATTTATATCTGTTGAAGTCGATATCGAAATCTTCGAAACTTGTAATTTCTCCACCCTTAGTTGAACCAAATTGATAATCAGACATGTTTACAAAGATACCTAGTAATTTCTTAGTAACTGTTTCATGAGTTGTAGCATCTTCATAAGAACGTGTCTTATTTTCGAATTGTTCAATTGTATAAATGTTGTTAACATTTAAAGCTTGAGCTAAATCATTTTTAGAATTATAGATACGACGTCCGTTTAAATCTCTAGCTAGTAACATAACATTTAGTAAATGTGGTGTACAATAGAAATCTAAAGAACCGCTACCTCTATATTTTTCACGTGAATATAACGCAGCTGTTATGATTGCTTCCGCATATATATAATTTTCTCCGAAATGTTTATCAGTATCAGTTCCTTGAAGCTCTGTTCTAGCAGCTTCAATATCTACATCTTGGTGAATTGTATAGAATTCATCATCATGCCAAATATCTTGAATATGTGCAGATTTAATTTTGTCTGGATCATTGTCTTCACGGCCATCGCCTATTAAAGCAGCTCTAGCAACTTCTCTTTCTAAAAGATCTTTCATGATACCTTTTTGATATGCTACTACATCAAAGTCAGTAATATCAATTATATCATCTCTATCTAGCTTATCTTTTACATATACTGTCTGAGGGTCATGGCTACGTCCACCTAAATTCCAAGTACCGATTAATTTCTTTTCTTCAGCTTTCTTATAACCCATAGCTCTTATGTCTGCTTCTTTAAGATTAACAAATCTTGATTTTACACGACTATATGGTGATTTCTTAGCTCTATCTAATACTCTTCTAACCCATTCATAGTCAGCGTCTACTTTTTCTGGAGCTCCTGGATTTAATAATTTGTAATCTGGGAATAGCTCTTCAATGCTTTCAAAACTATGTTGTAAAGATTCATTATTGTTGATATAAGCATTCATAGCTTTTTTCAAACTTCCACAATCTTTAGCCATTTTTATAATTTCTACTTCATCGTTATGTTGTAAAAATTGTTCAGTATTTTTTGTATCACTTTCAAATACATTATGTTTCATAGATTCTCCTTCTCCTTCTTCTGATTCTTCTTCATCATCTTCGTCACTGTGTTCTAATGCCTCTCCGACAATAGCATAAACAGCTTGTTTTTGTTTATCGCTTAATGTATTAAATACATCTTCGATAGTTTCTTCTTCGTTCATATTATCTTCTCCTTCTTCTTGGTCATCAGCATGCTCGATTTCTTCTGATGTATTGTCAGATTCTTCTTTATGCTCTTCCATGATACTTATAGTTGCATCAGTATAGATTGTTCCTTCTTCTTCATCTTCACCAGAAGCATCATTGTGACATATAACAGAGTCAATATATGCTCCTGGATTAGCACCTGCTAAAACAAGACTAACTTCCCTAATACATCCATGGACAACATTTTTAGCTTGAGATTTTAGTCTATTAGCATATATTGACAATTTATCAATATCGCCATTAATAACTAATTTCTTAGCATTTTGTCCAGCTTCAGTATCGTTGAATTTTCCATATGCATATACGCCCTCTTCACGATTTTCTAGTAAAGCATGGCCTAAGACTTCTTCTATACTATCATGATTATGGTTCCATACTAATGGTACTTTTTGTCCATCGTTATCTTTGAATGCATCTTTTCGTATGGTTCTACCATCAGAACATTCTATATCATTTCTAGTAGCCCATCCGCTGAAATCATATGATTCTTTCATACTTACTCCTTTCTATGATTCTTCATCATCTAAAATTTCACCAATAATAGTGTAGACAGCTTGTTGCTGGGTAGCACTCATTGATTCAAATATTGATTGAGCTTCATCTGGTGACATATCTCCTGATTCTTGCTCATTTTGAGGTGCCGTTTCTTCATCTGTATCAGTATCCTGATTAGTATCCTGAGCTGGATTAATATTTTGTCCTTCTTCTGGATGATTTAAGTTACTATTTATTAATTGATCAGCCTTAGGATCATCAGATGGTTTACGACCTATTATTTGTCTAAACTCATTGGATGTCATTATTTCATTTCTGGTAAATTTGTCAGCAATCTCGGCTAAATCCTTAGGTGGTATTAGTCTGAATGGATCAATAAAATATTCTATACTTTGCCCTTGGGTTCTAGCTGTTTTAGATAGAAATTTCCTTTTCATTTCATCTACTATAGCTGCAACTATTGGGTCAATGGTTCTAGCATAATAATTAGTCATCGTAGACTCATCTGCTGTTCCATCTAATATTGCTTGTGTCATATTCAACTGGCTGAAAAGCATGCTCGTCCAATATTCAACTTGCTTCATTAAATTATTTTCTAATGGTCTATTTAACTGTGTAACTTTTTCAGTTCCATCTATATATGCTATACCATATTTAGAGTTCTTTAATTGATCTTCAATATCTAATACCCTGTCATTAGCTTGATTTCTTCTTGTTTCTGATTTAATGCTATACGGTAATTGTATGATTAAATCTAATTTACCAGAACATGTTTGATCATCCACCATATCAAGTAATGATAATTTATTCATTAATCTCGACAGTGTCGAGTTAGGCTCGTTCATCACTGAGTAAAATGGGTTTTCTACAATAGCTACCTTTGATTTAGAAATTATTATATTTTCTTTTTTCATAGTTTTCTGATTGTATACATTTATTTTAACATCATCGGGGTACCATTCTACCACTTTACCAACTCTCATACTAAGAATATCAAAAGATGAGGAATTTTTAGGATTTATATCAGTATCAACAGGTACTATTGCTACACATCCTTCATCAAACATTGAAACGACTATGTCTTGTACAAAAGCTCGCCCCGTCTGGTCAAGATTTGCATCTAAACTTAAGCATTCGTTTAATCCAGACTTTATCTCAGATTGAAATCTTCCATCTTTTGTTTTACAATGTATTATATCAACTGAAGCAACATCAAGGGCTATTCGATTAAATATTGTATTAACTATAGAGCGATCTCTTCCTCTTGATAATCTTAGCCTATCGGGTCTATAGCTTCCATTACTGTATGTTATAATATTAGTTCTATATTCAGTAGGGTCTCTATTTAAAAAAACATTAAATGCTTTCTTTAGTCTAGACCCGATTGTTGTGTCCATTCATTGTCCTCCTTATTTATCTGGTTCTGAGTATCTCATTATAAAACTTTTTCCTATATCTATAGTTCCCGAATTAATATCTCTTATCGTATTTTTATAAATTGATATCATTCTTTCGTTCTTTCTCAAATAATTTTCAGCTTCAAGAGCTTTGGATTTAGCTCTATCAGATTTTAATTTGTATTTATTAAATTTTATATGCCTCTGGGCTTTATCTATTTTATATTGTTGTTTCATAGATTTTGCCATATATTTTGCTATTTTATCAGTATTAGGTTTACCAAATAGCTTATGATTTTGTTTATAAATCTTAGATTCATATTTTGCTTTTTTGGCAGAAGCTTTATTTATTCGTCTTACCCATTTTGATTGTTTATTTTGAAACTTTAAAGATTTTTCATCTAAAGAGGAAGAACGTTTGTTTTGTTTACTAATATAATCGCTTAAATTTTTGTTTTTTTCTAGTAGTTTATCTATTTTATTTCCGAGTTGCTCGGGCGTTCTTCTAACTCCCCATCTCATTCCTGGTATACCAAAATGTTCTATATAATCATCTTGCTTATTCATGTGCTCACCTCTATCTGACTTTAACGTTAACATTTTTTGTTTTACTAGTAAGAACAGTTGTTTTAGATGTTGTATCTTTTGATATTATATCTTTGAATTTTATATTTTTTATTTTTTTAAATAATTTCTTTAATTTCTTTTTACCTCTAATAAGAGATCTTTCTAACTTACTATCATAGTATGTTGTTGTAGTGTGTTGTGTATCTCCGAGATCTACAGTGCTAGTTGTACTAGAACCAAATATAAGTCCTTTACCCTTTTTAGTTTGTATAGTGTTTGTATTACCATATCGATCCATGTTAGTATATTTGCTGTATCTATTGGCTCCACCGTGCCATTTGTCATCTTTCTTACTATCTGTTGTATACATTATATTATTTTTATCAGTATAATAATATCTGTATTTACCGTTGGATAATTTTTCTCTTTTTACATATTTCCAGTGCGTTATTCCATCAGAATAATCAGCGCCTAAATATTTATCACTATGATATAATTCCATTTTGTTATTTTCCTCCTTATTCAAATGCTTCTCTGTTATTTTTATATGCTATATACGCGTCCATCATAGCAGCAACAGAATCTATCTTTTGATCAGCTCTTTTTTTATAAAGTTTTTTATTACCATTGGTATCTTGTAGTATTATACAATTACCCATAGTATATTTCATAACTGATTCATCAAATATTAATAGTCTATCTTCTGCTAATTTTTTTATTTCTCCCAATGGTACAGATTCAGTTTTAGCCCCTTGTATTACTTTTTCAATTCCGTAAGGTCCGTTTTCTCGTTCCCATCTTTCGACAAAATCTTTTGCATTATATGGGTCATATCCAAAACATCTAACGTCATACTGTGTATCAATTATGAATTGATCTAAATCTTCATAGATTTCCATAGGATCTAATATAGTACCATCCATTATCATAAGACTGCCTTCGTTTATAAATTCATCATACTTTAATCGCATAGCTGAAGGCAAACGATTAAGTGTTCTTTCAGTTATGTAATTTCTAGACTTAACACCAAACGCACCATCTCGTAATGGAAACACAAATGTGAATGAACAAAAGTCATCACCCTGCGATAAGTCAGCTCCTAAAGCGCATGGCATTCCAAAGAATGTGGTTTGTCTATGTGGTATTGTTTCTTCATATGTAAAGAAATATGTATAACCCTCCATAGGTATTCCAAAACGTTTAGCTAATATATCATTTCTATTAGCTGGTGCTTTCTCGGCTCTTTCTACATCTAACTGATATGTTTCGTATGATACAGTCTTTCCTAAATTTGGGTTGGCTTTTACCCATTTGTCAGGGTCACCAACTTCATCTATACTATCAAGTTTATACCACCATATAGAAACATGTGGATTATAATACTCACCTTTAAGTATATCCATAAGCTCCATTTTGATTGTATCACCTGGGCCATTTCTTACTGTTCCTTCAGAACTAACAGCCACTATTAAATAATCATCATTTTTTGAGGCACCCTGTTCAAGTGCACCTATGACATCTTCTCTTATATCACCAGAAAGCCATTCATCAACTGTATTTATTCTACTATTCAATCCCTGAACCTTGTCGATCGACATTGGTTTAATTTCAACTAATGAATTAGTTAAGAAATTTTCAATTCCTTTTTTGGTTGATGCTAGTTTAGGTCTTTTAGCTTTGCTACCGGTTGTATTATTTATAGATCCTTCAGTTAAAAATTTGAACAATGGACCTTTTGATCTAGTTATAGCAGTCCTCATTGGAGCTAATACCTCGTCAGCCTGATACATTGTCGGAGCTATATGAACCTGATGTGTGGTCGAAGTATCAACGTTCAAGAAATATTGATGAATATATGATTCATACTGTGATTTGGCAGCACCTCTGGCAATTATAAGATACTGTTTATTGGTCAATCTTTTCTTTATTCTTTTTCTAACATAATGCCCACCATATCCATCTTTAGAGGGTATATAAACACTACGTTCAACAAAATAATACCAACAAAATACTTCTTCAGCCCATAACTTGAATGTGTCAAGTAATGTCAAATCACTTCCGTCGGTAAGAGTTAATTCATTTTCACAAAAATCTATCCAGCCGTCAAGAGCTTTATCATCGTAATAGAATCCAGGATTTTCTATAAGATGGTCTATACGATTCATTTCCATGGCTATTGTTTCGTTTACTGGTGTCTCACCTCTTATTACAGAATCTCTAAACATTCCATAATATTTGGGTGTTGCAGTATTGGATAATGCCATTTATTATTGCCCCTTTTTCTTTTGAAAATTTTCGTCAAAAGAATTGATAGCCATATCACCATATTTTTTCATATATGATGTAACTAAGTCTCTTCCAGCATTAGTAGCAGCCGGAACTAAAACATCTTTAACAACTGCTCTAATAAATTTTTGTCCAATAGAAGCATGGTAGTTTTGCAATTCTATAAGCTGTTTTTCATTATTTAATCTATTCTGTATTTCCTTTAATTCTGTATTAGATAAATTACGAATTTCTTTTTTAGTTAATTGATTATTTCGACTTTTAACTTCTCCTTTGTTTGGGGTACTATCTTTCCCGAAATCTATTCCATATTTATTTAATATATGTTTTTTAGCTTTAGCTATTTTTTCATCTTGCTGTTTTTGTACTTTTCTTTTATAAGCCTCATCTTTAGCAAGTTTCTTTAATTTCCTTATTTTTAATCGAGTATTCTCGTTTATATTTTTTTGTTTATTTTTTCTATTTCTGTAATTTAGGGCCATTTTTTTAATGTCACCAAAAATATGTTGCCCCCACTTCATTCCTAATCTACCGTAATGATATAATTCGTCGGAATTATTCTGTTCTATATCATGCATATTATTCCTCCTTTTGTATCATTAAACGCCACTCTAATTCTCTAATAGATTCTTTATATGATTCTATCACAGATCCATTTATAGGTGGGTCAAATATCATCTTAACTTTTAGATATATATAATCTTTAATTGCATCTGTATCGTCTGCCTCGGAAAAATATTCTCTCCATTCATTAGAATTATTTCTAATTCGAAAACCGCCTTCTGGTCCGACTCCTAATTGACTTAATGTCATAAAAGCTGAATTAATATGATTTATTATAATAAGATCAAAGTCTTCACATAATGGATCTATACCTAACATTGCTTTTATAGAATCTAATATGCTTTCATTAGTCATGCTGTACTCCTTTTATTTAAGTTCTATAAAATCTTTTACACAATATCCAATTATATCTTCTATTTTAATTTTATAGAATCGACTCTTAGATGGGAATTCTAGTATATCAACTTCTGTTCCAGCATCAATAACTTTTAAAACAGTGGATTTCATAGATTCTTCTTCTCTGACGTTTAATCTAGAACAATTTGACACAACACCTTTTACTACCACTTCTTCAGATATAGTTTCGTCTTTATTTTCTTCTGGTACAATAGGTGTGTCAGAAGTTATATTAGATTCTTCATTAGCAACTACGTCTTCTTTATTTTCTTCTGGTACAATAGGTGTGTCAACCACATTTTCTTTATTTTCTTCTTTATAATAATTTTTATAATTTCTACCCATATTATTTTCCTCCTTAATGTATCCATGGACACATATCATTTTTATATCGTTCAACTGGTTCTGGATATAGATCTTTACGATTTCCGTAATGTATAGCGTCATGAGTTTTTTTTACAGTTGTTATAAGATACTCTGGATCTAATAAATATTTTGATTTGTTAATTATATCCTTTTGAGTAATTGGATTCATGTGATGAATTAATATCTTGTCATAATTTATTTCGTATCCATCGCATCCTAGATCACAACCATGGTCCCGTGCTATAACTTTATTTCTTATATTTCTCCATTCAGTTGAATTGTAAAACTTCTGATTAAGATATCTATCGAAACCAAAAGTTTCTTCACAAACTATACCGTTTAAATTTAAATAATCAAATCGTTCTTCAAAAGTTTTTAACTTACTTAATTCAGAATACGTTTTTATATTTCTACTATTGATCATCTTCTATTTCCTCATCAAGTCCTTTGTAATGATTCATAGCTTTTATTGCTTCTTTGTATAGTTCTTCTACTTGTTTAGCAGACTCTAAAGATTCTGTCTTAGCAGCTGCTAATTTTCTTTGTTCTTCTAATAATTCATTTTTTAATTTTGATTCAGCGGTTGCCAATTTCAAATAATGTGTTATTACTTGCGAAGATGCGGTTCCATCTTTTAATTGTTTCTCAGCTAAATTGGTAGCTAGATAAATTAATTGGTTTTCTCGAGCTTCTGGAGTTAAAGCAGGCTTAATTTTTTGTTCACTCACCTTACTATTTGATATTCTAGGAATAACCATCACTCCTTTCTATCTACTTGTTAAGATTCTATAGTGACTTAGGTAATGCTTAGTGTGACTTATAAGGTACTTATTATATAGTTTTTATAGTTTATCCGTGAGGAAAGGAGTGACATAAATAGTGTCTTCTTGCAATTATTTTGTGAGTATATAAGTAATAGATTATCTCTTTTGATTAAATAATTAGGAGTGAACTGCAATGTTAATGATCTTATAAGTCACGCTAAGCATTACCTAGATAAAATGTTTTTTCAGATTTTCCTTCCGGAGAATTTTAAAAG